AAACAACCCCTTTTAATCCATTTATAACCTAATTGTACTAAACAACCAAAATCATACCAATCTACATTAGAATTAAAATTTCCATAAGTATACAGATACCAGTAGTCTTCATCTTCATTGTATTTAAAACTTGCAATTCCCCATTTGTGGCTGTTATCTACTGCCCATTGATGTATCATTATATATTTATGATTTGTTTCTTTTAAAGCTATATCTAAATTATTTATTCTCTTATAATATTCTCTATTCATCTTCTCCTCCTACTCTTTGTCTATTAGTTCCCAAAATTTTCTTGCTCCATAATCGTCTATAAGTATTTTTCTTAAATCCTCTAAACTTATTTCATCTGCTGTTATATTGTGCTGTTGGCAAAATCTTTCTGTTCCCATTTGACATGCTCCTGTTATTGCTCTATATTGTGCTCTATTTACTTTACCTGTTTTCTTTATTTTCCTTACTATTTCAGAGTTATCTGTACTTCTTAATTTTTTAAATGTTAAATCTCCCATTGCTTCTTTTAGTGTTTTTCCATGTGCTGACAGCTCATCTTCTACTACACAATATCCTAATGGAGTCTTGTATATTGTTATATTATCTACTCTTTTTACTGATTTTACATTTCCCCATAATATGCCATCAAAATATATATATTTTAATTCCTTGTTGTAACCTTTTAATACTTTCTTTATGCTTACTACGCTCTCTCCATTAAATCCATATATACTACCATCTACCATTAAATTATCTGGTAATTCTGTTATGTTTGTATCACTTAGGTATAAACTTCCTCCTACTGTTAAATTATCTGGTAATTCTGTTATGTTTGTATTTCTTAGGTCTAAACTTCCTCCTACTGTTAAATTATCTGGTAATTCTGTTATGTTTGTATCACTTAGGTCTAACCATCCTCCTACTTTAATTTTTCCATCTTCTTCAGTAACCTCGTTATAATTACCATATTCGTTTATCATCTTTTCAAATTTTTTTGCTTTATTCACTTTTACTTTTCCTCCTCTATTTCTAGAATAACTTTACTTGATTTTCCATATTCAAAATCATCTCTAAAACCTTTTACAAAGTTTCTGTTATCATCTTTTAATTTACCTGCTTTTACCATACTGTCTAATATGAATTTTTTAGCAAAACATACATTGTCTAAATCTCGTCTTTTATTTTCTTCAACCCATATAAAGTGTATTTTTATTGGTTTCTCATATTTAGGTAGTAAATTTATATACCAACCAATATCTTTTTCTACATTCTTTTTCATATTAGCCCCTGCATACTTATTTTTTCTGCATTCGTTTATATATTGATTTAAACTTGGAAGCCTAAATGGGATTTCTATTTTGTTCACTTTTCTTTTGCTCCTTTTCTATGTAATTTTCACATCTCCAAACTCCGTTTAAAGCTTTCTGATTCTAACCTGTTACAGCCTATACATTTTGCACATTTACCGCTCTAACTGTGGATAATTATATTTCATAACTACCTCCTAATCTATTCTTGGAATATGATTCATGTTTTGTTCAATCATCTTCTCATTTTCTATTGTTTCTCTATATACTGCAACTTCTTTATTTGTAATGCTGCATTTCTTTGTTTTCTCAGTTGTTACAAATCCTAAACTCTCAAGCTCCGTTATTCTTGGTCTAGCATTATTTACATCTGCTGTATTTGTATAATGCCTTTTATATAATTCTTGTGCTATTTCTCTTGTTGTCATTTCTCTATTTTTTAATATTTCTAATATTTGTTTATGTCTTTCACTTAAATGCTCTTTCATATCCTCATAACTTTTATGTCTTGTTTTAAATGTTATTGTATTCATTTGTTAATCACTCCTTTACTTTTTGACACCATTCTAAGTTTTTGTATAAACAAGCATACGGATCATTTGTATAATAATCATTTGAATTTACTTTTATTCTTGCTCTTATGTCTGCTATTTTAGGTATGAATTTTATTTCTTTTATTGTTTTATCAACTGCTTTTCCAAACTCGCTAGTTTCTGTTGTCATAAATTCTTTAAACCACAACATTAATTCTTCTTTACTAAACTTTTTGTTGTATGCTGTTTCTATTTTTTGCATATTCTTGTAAAACTCTTGTTTATTCATTTAACCACTCCTCTATTTCTTTGTTTTCATTTTTCTTTTTGTGGTTTTCTTCTTTTGCTTGTGTTAATGTTTTTATTCCTGCTTTTTGCCAATTATTCAGTATAGCTTTTATATACTTAATTGTCCTTTTATTAGCTTCTACGCTTATTTGCATTGCATAAATAATTAAATCTGCTGACATATCCTTGGCATAATCTTCTAAAACTTCTACCCCATAAGGCGTAATAAGACCTATATTTTCCTCATAAAAACTAATAATCTTTTGTAAGCCGTCAACACAACTGTCGCTTACTTTGTCATTATCATTTACATTTACATTAACATTATCATTTACATTTACATTTTCATTTACATTAGTTACCTTTTTGCTTTTTGTTTGCTTCTGTTTTGCTTCTGTTTTGCTTTTCTTTTGCTTTCCATTTTCATATTTTTTATAATTTGCATCTAATTGAGGTTTAACAAGAGAAAATATTGCTTTAGATATTCCTGTCAACTCTATTTCTTCTTGGTCTAGTGCATATCTCATTATTGCATTATATGAATCTGCTTGATTTTCTTTTGGTAACTCGCTTATAGCTTCATAAAAACTTCTGTAAAATATAAAACTATCTCTTGCCATTTGCTCCTCCTTTTGTATAATATAAGGGATAAAACTTTATTTTGTCTTATCCCTGTTGTCTAATTTTTAATCACTTAATCCAATTGCTGAACCTATTGCTACACCTAACCAAACAATAAATCCTCCGACTTCACAAAATACTATTCTTACTATTCCAAATGCTATTCCTAATCCATTCACAGGATTTATTGAATTAACTATTTGTGTAATTCCTCCTGCAAGCATTAACCATACGCCCACATATATTCCTAGTGCAATTCCTACAATTGCTATTAAAATTCCTATAATCTTTTTCATTTTCTCTTCCTCCTAATATTTTTTATAAATTAACTTTTCTTTGTTCCAGTTTGCTCCATAAATGCCTTTTAAATAGTTTTCTATGTAATCTTCGTATAATTTAGTATCTTGTCCGAAATCTTCTTGATAATGACATTCTGGGCACAATGTAACTATATTCTCTTCTATGCCTAAACCACCGTTGACTTCTTTTTATATAATGTGCATTTGCACAAGTTTTTGGAACATATCTTTCACAATAAATACATTTATGATTATCTCTGTTCCATACTATTTCTTTTACTTTCTGTGATATTTCACAAGCTTTACTTCTTTTGCTCATTTTTACCCCAGCTTTCTAATAAACTATTTATTTCCTGTTGTGATTTTGTTTCTATGTCTAACTGCTTACATTCTTGTACTATTAATTCAATTAATTTGCTCATTTCTGCCGTGTTATACACACTAGACCCATAATATGTAATTACATTTGTAAAACCGTTCTAATTTGCTTTTCATTGTTTCTGTAATCCAGCCTAGACCGTGATTACTCCAAGCTTGTCTAAATCTTTCTACTGCTTCATTTTTAACTGGTATAATTTCATAACTACCAATATTTTTAATTAAATCTCGATATATCTCTTCTTTTGGTATATGTAATTTATCTTGTAATTTTCCTAATAGTACCCAGCAATAAGCGTTGCTGTCTAAACTTCTTTTTTGCCTATATTCTTTTATTTCAAATTGCTTATCTTTTGCTTGTTCTAGTAAATAAGTTATTATTTTATTACTTGTTCCTATCATATTGCCTCCTAAAATGGTAAATCTTCATATTCTGTATTCAATCCTTCAATTTCAGACATCATATCTAGGACTCCTTTTGTCTTTATTAAATCGGTCATTTTTTCAGTTCTTTGCATTAATCCTTTTAAATCTTCCCACATTTTTTTATAATCCATAATTACCCCCTATCTATATGTTGGTGCATTAAAACATACTCTGAATTTTCTCCCATATTATTCAATAGAAATTCACTTGCTTGTTGTTTACTTAAATGGCTGTCTTTTGCTCTAAATTCATATACATATTTACATTCTTGTTGTTTTTCTTTTATTCTTTCTTCTATTTCATCTTCGTCGTAATTGCCTTCAACAAGATATAAATCATAATTTTTAGCACTTATTCCTTCAACTGTTTTTGTGTCTGTCATATAGATTGCTTTATAATCGTCAAATAGTACTCTATAACCACATTGTGATACATCATGATATAATTTGATTGGTACAATTTTAAATAGCTTATAATTGTATTTCGTACCAATTTGAAGTACATCTATATTTTTTCTTTCAACTCCACATTCTAAAAGTGGATTTAATAACCATTCACAACAAGCAAATCTTAAAGTTGGTCTTTCTTGTGCTAATTTCTTAATTGTTTCTTTTTTGAAATGATCCGAATGTATGTGTGTAAGAAGTACTATTTTTAGTTTCTTATAATACTTCTCTAATTTTTTAAATGTAACTCCACAATCTATTAAAATTATGTCTTTTATTATTGTTGCATTTCCTGTACTACAACTTGATATAATTTTATAGTTCATTCATTGATACCTCTTTTGTATTTTCTGTTTGCTCTTCTATTTCTGCTTGGACTTCGATAGGTTCTTGTTGTGGAATTTCTTGCTGCATTTCTTCTGCTTCATACATTCCAGCTAAATCTTCAACAAATGTTTCTCTTAATGCTCTTACTTTTGCAACTTTCTCAACCATTGTTGCTCCTTTACTTCCCCAGTTTGAATTTAATTGTCCTTGTCCTGTTTTTTGTGCTACTTCATTAAAACTTACACTTGAATAAGTCGGATGTGTCCAATCTTTTCTAAACACTCTAGCCCATCCACCTACAAGTTGTTCTGAACCTAATCTAAATGTGCCTTGTCTTTCTTCTACACTTCCATCTTCTTTTTGGACTATGATTCCACTTTCCATTCCGTCATAATTTGGATTGAGTACTGCTCTTTTTAATATTGCGTCTTTTCCTACAACTAATTGTGCTGGTACTCCTGCTTTATATTTAATTAAATATGCTTCCCTTAAAAATGGATTTAATTTTCTAACTTTACAAAGTTCTGTAAATAATTTAAATTCTTGATTTGTTATTTTTGCATCTGTCCCTACTATATACTCTTGCACTATACTTGGTGTTAATTTTATTTCATTTCCGTCAATATCAAATTTGACCATTAATTCATTATTTTTTTGTACTTCATTACTCATAATCGTAACCTCCACTTTCTAAAAATTGTTTTAATTCTCTTAATTTTGTTCTTGTTCCTCTTACTGTAAATTTTAAAGTTAAAATTTCTTCTATTTTTTCTTCTACGGATGGTGAATTTAATATTATTTGTTCACTATACTTGTCTGACTCTTTTACAGTATCCACAACAAATTTTTGAAGTTCTTTTTCTTGTTCTATTTTTTTCTTTTCTTCTTCAATAGCCTTAAATCTATTTGTCACACTTGTTATTGCTTGTGATACATTTAATGTTTGTTTATATTCAACTAATATTTCTGCCTTATGTTCTTGTGTTTCAATCAGTTTTAAATCATCTACTGCTTTATCTATAAAAGATTTTGCCTGCTCTTTTAAACTTTTCATACTCGCTGATAACGTTACATTTATTTTCGCTTGTTCATATGTAATAAAATCAATATTATTAGCTGTTTTATATTCTTCAAAATAATCTTTTACTTCCTGTTCTTTTTTTGTTTTTAATTCACTTTCAACACTATCTACTTTTTGTTTTAAATCAATGTCAGCACTTTTATATTTGTCAGATATATATTGTTTATATACTTCTTCAAATTGCATATATGGTGCTAACACTTGCTCTTTTACTGCTTTTCTTTGTTTTTCTACTTCCTTAAACTCTTTATTTAAATCTGCTCTAACTTCTTTAATTGTTTTTACATTTTCCTCTGTGCATATTAAAGATTTAGCATTTTCCACTTTTTGCTCAACTTCTATTGATAATTCTTTTAAATGTTCTTCTATTTGAGGTAATTGTTTTATAATTATTAAATCTTGCATTATTCTTCCTCCCTTAAATCATCGTAATAGCATTCTTCTGCTATTAATTCGAATATATTTCCTTCTTCATCGTTTTCTATAAAAAGGTCACCTTCTATAATCATTGTTTTCTCCCTCTTGATTTCTACAAAGTTATTTGCTATAATTAAGTAGAAATCATATGTTTATATATGTATTCTTATTGCATATATGTTTTCTTTTGTTAGTTCATTATTTTTATTTTGTAAGTCTGCTATTAACATATTTCTGTTCTTTATTCTACTTTCTGCTTCTTTTAACGAAGTTCTACTTGAATTTACTAAGCCTTGTAATTCTTTTGTTTTTCTGAACATCTCTTTCATCTCCTTTCTATTTACATTTTTTGTTAAATTTTGTATAATATCCTCGAAAGTGAGGTGTATTATATGGACCCAAATTGGATTATGGCAATAATTGCTTTAGCTGCTATATTTTCTCCTGCTATTGTTTCTATAATCGATAATATATCTAAATATAAATCTAAAAAACTCGAACTTTTATATCCTTATCAACGCGAAGCTTTAAGCACTTTTATTTCAGAAAGTCTCTTATTTTATCTTGATTCTACTTATACAGACATGATTAAATATAATATTGCTAAAAATAATCTATATGTTTACTTTAAAGATGTTAATGATACATATTTCGAAGACTTAAAAACTTATAAGGATAAATTAGATATAGATAATTATAGAAAAGTTGTTGATACTATCGTTAAAGACTTGTCACAACAATTAAATAAATAATCACTATACTTATTACATACATTACATAAATCCAGCTTGTCTCTGGGTTTATTTTTTTGTACCAAAATATAATTGCTAAAATTGCACCTATAATTACTACAACTGTTGCTAACATCTTTTCTCCTCCTAATAAATCGTATTTTGTAAAAATCCTGCTACAAACATTGCTGTCATTCCTACGTTAAATAAAATTACTACTGTAGCTTGTCCTATAAATGCGTATATTTTGTTTTTGTTTAGTTTTTTCATTTGTTTCACTTCCTTTCTATACAACTCTATTCAATTCTCTATTTATTCTTATTTTTTCAAAGTCTATATTTATTGCTTTACATTTATGTTTTCTTGGTATTGAATTTTGTTGTATTATTTTTTCTTGTTGTTCTTCTTTTAGTTTTTCTTCAAATTCTTCAATATCTTTTAAATCAAAACGATATTTATTTCCTATTTTGATAGATTTAAGCCCCATTTTTGCAAACTTTACTGTTATTGTCCTCGTGTCTTTAACTTGAAATCTATCTTTTACTTGTTGTAATGTAAGCCACTGCATTTCAAACCACCTCTTTAAGAAATTTATTTACGAAGTATATTTGCCCTTTACCCGTAACTTTTGTTGTCGGTTTTGTAACTATATCTCCATTTGGCTTATTAACAACTGTTTTCTTTACTTCAAATAGTCCTAATTCCATAGCCTTTTGTGTTGGTAAATTCCAATTTTGTCCTTTTTGTTTTATTAAATAACCTTCATTTCTTAATTTTTCAAAAAGTCTATTTTGCCCTATATCATATCCGTTTTGTTTTAATATTTTTGACAATTCATTTATAAGAACACTATTCTTTGAAGTTTCAACACTATTTGCAAATAATACTTTTGGTTTTTGTTGTTCTAATTGTTCTGCTAATTCTGCTGCCTTTCTTAATGCTTCAGGTAATGTTTTTGGAATTTCAAACATATTTCTTGCTTTCTTTTCAACTTCAATAAAATATCTTCTTATTTTTCTTTTCCTTTTTTTGATGATAGTATAGCATAAATCTTATAAATTTGCAAACTTGATTTTCTTGTGAAAAGTAGCTGAAAAGTGGCTGAAAAGTGGCTGTTTAGAATCGATTTTAAGCCTTTTTTATTTTTTAGGTAACAAGTTATATTCCTTGATTTTACAGTGTTTTTAACCTTTTTGAATTTTTTTAAAAGAAGTATTGACTTATACGTATATACGTAGTATAATAAGTATAGTTAAGGAGGTGATACATTATGAAACAAAAAATAATAAGAGCGATACTAAATACTAAGTTAGCCGCTAAACTAATTGATAAGTACTTAGATAATCGCTCAATAATTGAAATAGCAAATTCTATTTCAAAAGACTAAGTCGAGAGAGGACGCTTCCTCTCTTGCATAAATATTATATACGATAATAATAATAAAATCAAGGAGGCTATTATGAAAGAATTTAAAAGAGATTATAAATCTGAATGGAAAAAAGAAAAAGAAACTAAAACATCTAGATTATTAAAAATTGATAAAAAATTAAATAATGATTTTACGGAAAAATTAAAAAAAGATAATATTTCATACTCTCAATTTGTTCATTTCTGTATCTATAAATATTTAAACGAAGAATTAAAATTAAAATAGTGCTAGACTAGAAATTAATCTAATCTAGCTCTAATATTATAATTTAATACAATTCTAGTCTAATCATCCCATTGCAACATCGTTTTCAAAAACATGTTCTTCCTGTTCTGTATCCAATATACGTATCTTTATCTTGTTGTCTGGCTCCTGTATTTTATTTTGATTAAATACAAACACATATTCCACAACTTTTGAAGGTTCAATATATTTTATACTTTCTTCTGTATTGCACAAGAAATTTTCACCGCTTTCTAACCATATTCCAAATATACCTATAATTCGATTTCCTGTGTTCATAACATATAATTTGCATTGATATTCATTTTCATTTAATTCATCAAATACTACATTTATACCTAATTTCTTTTTAAAAGGAAATTGTGCCGTTTTTATTGAAACAACTATTGCTATTACACTTATAATTAAAGTAAAAATAGACAGTATTATTGTTGCAAATCCTTGATTTACATTGCACCATGTTATTATCTCCATAATGATTCACTCCTTGCTTAATTATACAGCAATTTATATTTTATTTCAATATCTTGAATTATTTATAAGCACTTGTTTTTACATAAGCATATCTACCAGTTTTTACTACATAAACGTAATTTACATTAGAAGATATGTTTCCTATTACTTTAACTTGTGTTTGTGCTAAATAATTATACTTTGTTCCAGTTAAGCTTGAGTTGCTATATAATGTTGTATTAGTTTTAAGTCTTTTATATTGTCCACTTGTAGATGTTCTAGTAGCTGCTTTGGTATAATTACTAATATTTATATATGCTATTCTTCCAGTTGCATTTACTTTTACCTTGTCTATGGTAGCACTTATGTTTTGTAAAATTGTAATCGTTGTATTTGCTTTGTAATTGTATTTTATCCCTGTTAAATTTGAATTGCTATATAAGATACTATCACTTGATAATTTCTCTGTTACTCCAGTTGTATTTTGCATCTGTATAGTCGGCACATAACTTACTAGATAATTAGAAGATACCCAACCGTTTACTGGACTTGTGATTCTACTCCAATTACCATTTGTTTCAGCTACTGTTAATCTAGTTCTATTTGCTAGCCCACTTATTCTAGTTCCGTTCGGCGCATTTCTTACGTTTAATCCAATTTTAGCATTTACATATCTTGTGTATGTAGCTGTTGTTACTGTTTGAGTACTATTTACTACTACGTTTCCATCATGAGCATAGCAGAAAAATCCTTTTGCATTTGCATAATTCTTAAAATTTTCTACACTACAATACACAGTGTTTCCACTAACTGTTACTTTTCCTCGTCTTGTACTTGTTTCAAATTTTCCGGAATACAAATAAGGATCATAAATACTTATAGTATTTCCATCTATTCCTGTTAATACGATAAAGTGTCCTCCTGTTGTAAATAGACCGTTTCCACAACTTGCTATTACATAGTTATTACTTTGCAATAATTGTAATGCTTTTTGAATATCACTAGTTTCTGTATATCCGATATTAAACTCATCTGCCACAGCTCGGAAAGCAGACCAGTACGTTCCATTATTAGCACTTCTATATCCGATAGCGTACAAATAAATCCGACATAGTATCTGGTGTTATTGTTCCCTTACAAGCTGTTACTACCATAGCAGCTGATGTTGGTCCGCATCCACTAGAACCTATTGTCTGACTAGAGTTATTTGCACTAGAATACATTTTATTAGACCATCTACTGTCTAATTGCGAATAATATGTAAGTGCTTTATAATCGCCAAGTTCTATATTCCAACTTCTAGCTCTATCTCCTTCATATGCTATTTCTCCTTGAAGCTCAAACCCTTCATCTTCAACTGTTTGTTCTTGAGCATTTTCTTGTTGTTCTGTTTGCTCAATTATTTCTGTAGATGGTAATTCTCTTATTTCTTCGTTAGTCATTTCATATGTTAAAACATGATCTTTTACTTTTTCTATAGCATTATTTACTATTTCTTCATTAGACTTGTCTTTGTTTGTTTCATAAAATCCAAATCCACCTAATAACCCTATTAATATACTTATAATTATTAAAGTAATATTTCTTTGTTTATTTTGTTTCATTTTAACACCTCCATTTTAAAATTTATCTTTTCAATACTTTTTTCGATATTCTCACATCTTTTGTCATGCTGAAAGAGAAATTCCTTTTGCGTATCCATACTTGATTGTAAAAGTTCTAAAGATTTAGCCGTATTCCTATTGGTTTCAGCATTTGTTGCGTTTATGTTTTTTATTTCTTCTAAGCACACACTATTCTGTTTTAACGTTTTCTGCATATCTTTTCTTGTTGTGAGCCAGTCATATAAAAAAAGTCCCACTATTACTAGTGAAACTCCAAATTTACTTAGCATTTCTAACATAGTTTCCATTTTTTTCTCCTTTCTAGTCTGTTGTTCTTGTGTATTCTATTGTAACCCTTAACTTTCTGGTAGTCTTGCCAGAAAGTGTTAATGAACCATCAGACTGAAAAACAATAGAAGTTTTATTGCATCTTGCATACATCTTTGAAGTTGTACCTTCAAAGATAAGTGGAAAAGTATATAATGTTCCGTTGTCGTTAAATCTTACTTCAAAATCTGTTACTTCATTTATATTTTGAATACTGTGTGCTATTATAGTTCCATTCGCGATTTCTTTGTTTGTATAAATTAATGTTTTTCTATAAATTGGTTTTCCATCATTCCAAAACTTTCCTGTCTTAACTTCTTCTGTTGAATATGTTGTTAAATTTGTTACTTTTCCTCCTATATTTGAAATGCTTTCTGTTAATGTTTTTAACAAATTAGGTACTGTTATTTTTTTTGTTCCGCCCGTTGCATCAACTATTGGTAATACGTCTGTATCATTTGTTGATGTTTTCTCTTGTAATTCACTTATTTTAACTCCCATTTATTCTCCTCCTAAAATTTGATTTATTTGCTCTTGCTGTTTATTTATTATAGCTTTTAAATTTTCTATTTCTTCTTGTTGTTCTTGAATTGCTTTTGTTGCAGTAGCTAAAACAGCTAAAGTATTAATTTGCCAATCTTCCTTTTCGCCTTCTGGTGTTTTAAACTTGTTATAACGTGTGAAATTTTCATCTATTTCTTTCATTTCTTGTGCTATATACCCTATTTCTTGGTATTTATTGTTAGATTTCCAATTAAACGCAACATGCCTTATTTTCTTTATAACTTCTATAGCTTTTGCCGAACTATTTTTTATGTTTTTCTTTAAGTTTTTATCAGAATTACTAGCATATACGTAAACATGTCCTCCGTCTTTAAACAATAATGAAATATAATTATCAGCTGCACCATTAATATAGTCAATGCTTTCATTTATTATTAGTGGAAAATTATCGCAATGCAAATTGTTGCAATCTATATTGTTTGCATATATATAACCATCATCGGTAAATAAGCAACGATTATTATCACCATCTCCTATTTTTAAAGAATTACTTCCAGCTTGGTTAGCAAAAAATTTTATTTTATCTAAAATAGTTATTCCGTATTCAGCACCACTATCTGGCGTTACTGTCATTAACAGATGATTATTTAATATATCTTGAAAATATAGTTTTTCAGTAGCAGGGTCTCCCCATATCTTAACATTTCCGCTTAGGATTCCTGTTCCAAGACCATCTAAAACAATATCACAAGCAGACAATACTAACTCTCCATAACCCCCATCACTATTTTTAGGTCCAATTGAAAAATTCTTTATATAAAAAATAGGATAAAATTGATTATCACTTTTAGTTTTTATTCCCCATGCCATACCATTCGATATATCAGATTCGTATTCTCCATCTACCGAAAAAGCAATAAACTTATTATTATTTACAGTTTGCACTCCCATTTCACCGAAATATTTCCGTTCCGTCTTTATAAAAGTGTTGTCCTGTTTTGTCTAATGACATCATCACTTTTTTATCTTTATCTAATACTGCAAAACTTGCATTGTTGTCTATTATCATCATTTGTATAAAATCTGATATTTGATTCCATGCAACTTTAACTGCCTCTGTATTCTGTTCTATTTTAGTTCCTAATTCTAATTTCGTTAAAAATGTTTTTGAGTAATCGTTTTCAATTATATATTGTGCATAATAATTGAGTCCTTGTACTTCTTTTACAAAATAATAAGTTCCTGTGTCTTTTTGTGAAGGAAGTAATATTTTATCTTTAAGTACTGTTTCAGTTTCTTTTGCTAATACGTATAATCCACCTTGTTCGTTTATTCCAATTCTTCTAATTACTTTTATAGTTCCATCTTGTTCTATTTCTAAAGTGTCATAATATTCTTTTCCATCTTTTGTTAGGCTCCTTAAATAATCATCTAATGTTATTTTTAATGACTTTAAATAATACGCACCTTCTCCTATAATAAATTGTTGACTATCTTCTGTTAATAATTCTTCTCCATCTTCTGTTAATAAGTATATTGCTTCTCCATAACCTCTTCCATTTTGACTTGCGCATATTGTAATGTCTTTGGTTTTAAAAAGTTCTGTATTTCCATATACGATAAATTTTAGTATGTAACCTTCTCCTTCTGCAATATCTTCTATATATAGATTTTCATTTTGTGTTTTCTCTTTTGTGAAATCTTGAATATTTTCTACTTTTTGAGATATTCCTTCTATTGTTTGTTCAACTTCTGTTATTTTTTGACTTTGTTCTGTTGTTTCTTCTATTAATTGAGTTATTTTTCCTTCTGTCTGGTCCATTTGGCTTTGCACTCTTTTTATTTTATTAGAGTTGCTCTTCTTAGTTTGCATACTTTCTTGTTCTGTTTTTGCTTGAATTTTACTTTTTATACTTGTTCTAAACTTACCTGAATATTCTAATTCTCCTTGATATAAAACATTTTTACCATTAATTACAAGAACGTCGCCAATATCATATGCAGGATCTATTATTGTTTCGCCTTCAAACGAATATACTTCAAAATCTTTTATTTGATTATATACATTTTCTATTTGTTCACTATCAACTATATACATATTGCTTTGATTTATATATACAGTATTAGCTGTATTATCTCCAAATTTGTAATCTTGAACTCCATCTTCATAAGAAACTTTTGATACTTTAAATCGGTCTCCCCATTTGTAATCTTTGAACAAGTTTATATCTAATTTTATAGTATCTTGTCCAAATGTTCTAATATAGAGTTTTCCGTCTCTACCAATTACTGCAAGCCCCTCAGCTTGTTCTGCTATATAACCTATATATGTTCTAGCGGATTCAGTATTGTCATATACTGCTATCTGCTTATCATCATTAAGAAAAGAAGTAGAACCTAGCTCTACTCCTATTTTAGTACATATATCTTGTAGTACTTGTAACATTGTTGCCGGATAAGTTAGGTCACTACCATCATATTTGTCATCTTCAAATTTTTTCATGTAGTCTGTAGCTTTTATTTTTACCTTAAATTCGTCATCTTCTACTGATTGAATTGTAAATTTACCAATTGGTACTATTTCATTCTCCAACCCACTCTCAACATAAACTTCATTATAAGTTTCAGGTAAGCCTTTTTTGTCTATCTCAATTTCAATATCTATTTCAGGAGTACAACCTAAGCAAAATTCATTATTATTGAATAATTCCAATGTAGATTTAAAATTTATAATATAATTTGGTTCAACCTTATTGTTATCAATATATATATTTAATTCATGTTGTGTTGAATCTTTTAATATTTTATCTTTGTAATTTTGAGTTGTATTATACATTTATGACCTCCTAAGAATTTGAGTTTTTCACAGCTGTTTTTTGTGCTTCTGTTAATTCTTTTTGCATCAAATTAAAAGAGCACTTCCATCTTGTTTTGGAAGTACTCTTACTTAATTCTGTATCTATCATTTCTACTTTTCTTTTTGAAACTCTAAAGTTTGCCCCTTCTAAAAAACCGCCATTAACAACTGGTACTTTTACATCTAGAATAAGTGGATTCTTATATGTTTTTTGTATTAATTTCTCTGCTTCATCTTCTGAATTTAAATTCCATGCCATAGAAAGTTTTAACATTCCTACTGCTATCGGATTATCTATCAACGCCCCTGTTCTTTTACTTGTATAACTATCATTGTCTGTATCTTCTATGTCTGCGCTATATGTTGATGGCGTTGGTAAATTCTCTACTTTTCCATGTTCTCTCCATATCATTACTAATCACCTACCGTCACTATTGTATTTTTTCCAGTTCTTCTGGTTTTTGAATTTATATAGTCTATTGTATCATCAAATATATCTCTGCCTAAGTATTGTATTGTTATATGTACTGGTTGTCCATTGCCACTATTGAAGTCTGACAACACATCTTCAAAAGTGTCTCTCATAATATTCTGCGGTGTTACAATTTCTGGATTTGTTTTAGCTCCTGAATATTCACCAGCCATTACAAGTGTTTCGTCGTATAATACACCACCTTTAGCAAGTCGTGGTATTTGTGGAATTTGAACTGTTGATATCCAACTAAATGGTCTCATTCCCATTATATCTGCATTTTTTATAGTCCTCAAAGCAGAATTTAAGCCATTGAAAGGTATACTTATTACTTTATTTATTCCACTTATTATTGCATTTACAATACTTTTTAATCCGCTTAATATTCCTTCTTTTATACCATCAAAGATTCTTCCACCTGTGCTAAATACATTTTTAACAGCTTGCCATGCTTGACTAAATTTATCTCTAAACCAATTTGGTATATTACTAAATATTGACGTAATACCATTCCAAGCACCCTGCGCTCCTTCTTTTACTTTATTTTTAATATTTTGCCAAGCTTCAGATGTTTTATTAGTTACCTGTTGCCAAACGTTGCTTATAAAATTTCTTATATCTGTAAATACCACTACTACAATATCTCTTATTGTTTTTGTTTTTGTCTCTGTATAAATATTAATTGCATTCCAAATTCCTATAAAAAACTCTTTTATTCCATTCCATGCTTTCTCCCAGTCACCTTGAAATACTCCTATAATGAAATCCAAAACCCCTGATAACGCATCTATTACTGAGCTTATCGCTTTGCACATTTCAGCCATTATAGGTATTGTGTTGTTAACTATATATTCCACTACAGGAGACAAGAATTTTAATATTTCATCTATTGCAACTATTAATTTTGATATACAATCAAGTATTTTTGTAAAAACATCTTTAGCTCCATTTTCCCATATTCCTTTTATCCACTGCGTTATTAATTCAATCCAATATGATAATGTTCCTAAAATACTTATTATAGAATTTGCAAAATTTTGAAAATTTTGACTAGCTGTCCATTGTTCAATTGCCTTTTGAGCTTCTAATATTACATATAAAACATTATTTAATGCATTCCATAAATTTTGTATTATTTGTATCCCTTTGCTATTTTCCCATGCCTCTTTAAAAGCTTTTGAAATATTTCCAATAGTATTAAATATTGATGTTAACAATTGCAATATTATACTTACAGTATATTCTCCAGTGCCATTTAGCCAAACTTCTTTAAAACTTTTTCCTATCTTTTTTATTAACTGCAAACTGCTGTTAAAAGCATATTTCATACTCTCAATTAACGACTGTCCATATTTATTCCATGCATATTGTATTGGTTTAAAAAGCTCTTTTAATTGCTTTTTAATTTTATCTATTAGAAATTGCATATTATTATCAAATTTTGATAAATCAAAACTTGGTGCTGAGCTTCCTCCGCTACCATTATCAGAATTATTATTAGACTGCACATTATTTATTTCATCATGCACTCCTGCCAATTGTTTAGTTTCTTGCTTTGCTTTCTTAGCACTTCCTGCCATAGCAGAATATGACTTTGCACTTGCTTTTGCAAATATATTTACTCCTGTTAATGCATAAGCTACACTTTGTATTGCTTTCATTAATTGATATACTAGATTAGTCACAAATTGTATAACTGGTGCTAATGCACTTCCCATTGCGTATTTCATATATTCAATGTTAGCACTTAATTGTTTAGCTCCTGCGTTTTGACTTGACAACCATGTACTTGCACAACTGCTTAAAGTACTATAAATACTTTGCATTGAAAAAAGCGCACCTGCATATTTCAAAATATGGCCTAATCCACTTTTTAACTTTGTTCCCATTCCTTTTATATTGTTTGTAATATTTTGTGTTATTTTAGGCATACTATTAAAACTATCTTTCATACTAGCAATACCGGGTTTTGTTTGCTCTACTTTTTGCTTAAATGCACCAAAAAAACTACTCAATTTATTTTGAGTAGTTGAAGTTTTAGAAGTTCGTTGTCCTAGTTCTACCATTTTTAATTTTGCACTATTTAATAATGCATTATATTTTTCAATTTCACTATTTAATTTATCACTTTGCTTAACTAAACTTTGATAATTTGTATTGCTATCTAATCTTTTATATGTTTCTTGTGTTATTCGTTTATTTCCAGCATCTGGCATTTCTTTTATTACAGATTGATTTGTATCATTCCTTATTTTGTCTAATGCATTATTGGTAATATCTAGTTTTAGCTGTCGACCAGTTATTTTCTTTTGTAGACTATCAATTTCTTTTTCAATTTGTGTTATTTGTTTTTGTGCATCTTTATTATTAACTTTAATTGATATTTCATTATTTTCAGAACTCTTTTTTAGATCTTGCATTTTCTTTTTCATAAAATTAACTGCTTGATGTAATTTATTTGTCATTGCTTTTGTATCTACTTTTGAAAAAGCTTCTTGTGCTTGTTTCATTGCTTTTTTTATTGTTGGTAACATTTTTTCAAATTCTTTTAATGCTTCTTCTACTTTTGCAGTTACAATAATTTCTATCTCTTCGACTGTGATAAGTCATCTCCTCCTCTCTGTTAATTTTTCCATATAAAAAACACCTACCTAAGTAAGTGTTCTTTATTGTATTTAATTATTAATACATAGATGCTTCTATAATTTTAAAAGTAGCATTTTTCATTGCTTCTAATTTATCTGATGATATGTATGTAAAAATTTCAAAACTTTGGCTTTGCCCTGCTGCTAAATCATTTGCATAAACATAATCTTCATTTATTCTTGCACCTGTTGCATCTACTGCTTCTATATGAAAACTAAAAGATTTCTTTTCAGTATTTTTATTTGTTACTTTTACATTCAATTTTGTATCAGTCATTCCATAACTATCTTTTGTTGTTTCAAATTTACCTAACTCTACATTTGCATCATTTGCTAAAATTTGTTCTGTATTTGAACCTGTCGCCTTGTCTAAATTTGCGCTAACTTCATTCAAACTATCTGACAAAGCTTTTTGAGAGTTGATAGTTATAATCATAGCTAAAACGCATAAAATAACTCCTGCTATTGCTTGTCCTTTACTTGCTTTTTTTATTAAAGAAATTATTGCAAATATTGCTCCTATTATCCCTAATATAAATGACAAATTGTTTATAATTGGAATGATAGATGTACATATCCCTATAATTCCTAATACTAATCCTGCAGTTGCAAAACCACTTTTCTTTTTCTCTTCCATAAGAGTACCTCCTTTTATTTTATATAAAAAAGTATAACATCGAAAAGTTGAAAAAAATGTCGAACTTTGTCGTAAAATACAACTTTTTTTAATTTTTCTCAGTTTTCATTATAGATCTCATTTTTCTTATTATTTCTTCAGGAGATTGTGCTTGTTGTTGTTCTTCTTTGAATAATTCTTTGTAATTGTCCCTAATTGGCACTATTTTAGGATTTCTACTCATGCTATCTGCTCTTATTAGTTTGTTTGTTACAGATTCTTGTAAATTAATCTCACGTTTAAGGTCATCTATTATTTTTATAAGATGTGCTTGACAATAAGTATTTATTTCTATATATCTACTGTTCCAAAATTCAAATGGTTTCATATCGAAATAATACGATAAAGGTTCTATCGCATAAATTAGTTCTATTAAATTAGATGCTTTCTTTATTTTTATAATTATATCATTTAAGCCATGTAACCTTGAAATTGCTGTTCTGCTATTTTGCTCATTGCATTTTCTGCTGATTTTTGAACCAATTCGTTCATATTCATTTGTGATAAAGGATTTGATGTCATTTCTTTTAATTCTTTCTTGCTCATTTTCTTTTTGAAAAAACCCTCTTCATTTAAAACCTCTGCTATCTTTGAATATAAGTCATTTATTGTTATTCCTTCTACTCTACACTCATCTATAAAGTCATATACTTCGTCAGATGATGCAAATACACTTTTTCCTTCTTCATTTTCTGCTAGTTTAAATATTATTTTTGATAATGCTTCCATATCTAAAACAGAATATGCTTTTGTGAAAGCTTCTTCAAAGTTTTTGTTTTTTAGTAGATTAGCTATGTCTACTATTTTTCTTGTTTTTAGTACTAAATTAATTGTTTTACTTTTTGTTTCTATTATCATTTCTTTCTCTCCTTTGCAAAAGAGAGAAGGCTTTAAGCCTTCTCAGTATTTTCTTTATTTTCTTCTATTGTGCTAGTTATTTTTCTTGTTCTACTCCTAGCACTTAATTTAGTAGAACTAGGCTGTGGGAAATCCTTTACTTTCTGTTATTTCTGAACTTCTATAAATTGTTAATTTAGATTTCAACATATCATCTATAGCAATTTCACTCATTCCTATGTAGCATGTACCTGTAAAGTACCATGTTAGTGGTTTTCCATCTTCTGATGCTGTTTCTTCTGGTAATTGGATTGCCCAATATCCATTTGTTTTAGCAGTTTGAACAGCTTTTAATTCATCATATTGGTCCTCTTTAAATAATATTTCTATTTCTAGATTTTCTGCTTTTTGTCTTCCTTCAGCTTGTCTTTCGTCTGGAATATCTAAAGCACTATATGTTATTCCTTCTGGCGCTTTTAAAAATTCTGGTATGCTTTGTACGAAAGCTACTTGTTTTCTTTTAGTTGCATCTTTTAAGTCTGCTAATGTATCAGCATGAAATAGTTTTGTTAATGTACTTGCTTTTGGTTCTGGCATTTTTTATTCCTCCTTATTATCTTATAAAATTAAAAGAGGTCGTTATAGAGTTATAACGAACCTCAAAAGTTATTGTTATACCGTATTTTTGCAATATAGGGTCATATACTGCAGGACTGGTATTTGTCCTTGTAAGATTATATTCTTGAAGTTTTGTATCAACTTCATCTGTCATTTGCATCGCTTGACGTTGTTTTTCATTCCAACAAGTTATAGAAAATTGAAATGTTGAAAGTATTGGAAATGCATTTTCTGTTTTATTTACGGACTTTAAAGGTGTATGTAATTCCAAACAAGGAAATTTACTTGTAGTTGTTGGATTTGTTAATATTTGTTTATACTTTAATGATTCTAGTTTTTCATATACTAAATCGCTAAACTCTTTTATGCTTAAATCTTTCATTATTTGCAACACTCCTTTAACATCTCATTTAATCTTTTCTTTGCTATTTCTGTATTTTCATTTCTACTTTCAAACTCTGCATCACCAATAAAATGGTTTGCTTTACTACCTATCGCTACATAAAACTGTTGCTTATTTATAGTTACAATTGGATAGCTTAAGGATCTACCGACTTTATTTACAGGTATATACCATTCTGTATATCCTGATTCAATAAAATGTTTTGTCTTTCCAATATGCTCTTGCTCAGCATATTGTCCGAGTTCCAAAATACTCAAACCATAAATATGATTGTCCATTTTCAGTCATAAATTTAGAAGGATCCGCATAGACCCTTCCTTTTACTTCTTTTGTAGATATATCTATCATCTCTACTAATATTCCATTTTCATTGTGACCTTTTTCCAATCTTATAGCGTAACCTCGAATATTTTTTAATACATCCTCTGTTATTTTCTTTGCAGTTTGTGGTAATCTTTGAGTTATAGCATTTATATTCTTGAAATTATGTTTTACTTTAAAATTGCAATTAAAACTTATCATTGTATTTTCTCCATTCTATATACATATGTATTTCCTATTTTATTTTTATCTAATACTTTATATTCGGGAATAAACTTCTCTAATTTTGAGACATCTTCAAATGATATTCCATTGCCTTTTTGTACATCATAATCTCTAGTCGTACGACCTTTGTATGTACTATAATCTACTTCTCCTGTAGACTTTCTATCTAACTCATTTATATCTTGTTGCATATTTAGCCAAGCTTGTCCTTTATATTTCCATTTTTTATCCGGCTCTCCGTGGTCTTCTATTTCTTCATATTCTGATATATATACTTTTGTTAAATCTCGTAATAACATTATTTAAGCCTCCTCAAACCAGACTTTATAATGTCATTTCTTAATTTTTCCATGATATCTTCATATGAGCTTGATATAGCACCTTCCCCACGTCCTGTCATTCCTTCTGCACCTCGTGCAAGATATACGGCTTTTGTTGCTTTTTTTATGTATGGAAATAACTTTGTATCATCCTTTTGTCTGTTAGAAATATCAGAGGCAATAGAACTAACTTCCTCTAATATTTCTTCTAAAACTTCTTTGTCATCTTTATAATTAGCTCCCAAATCAGCTATTATTTTATCTATATTACTGGTTTCTGCCATTTCTATTGCCTCCTTAATTATTCTTTTTCAGCTTTTGTTTTAGCTTCTTTTGTTTCTTTCTTTTCAGCTTTTGTTTTAGCTTCTTTTTCTGCTTTGTTTATTTTTAGTCCTATAAATGTTGACATTTGTTTACCTCCTAACCTTCGTATGAGCAGTATACACCAGCTAATTTGTTTTCATATACATGTCCATATAAGTTGTTGTTTCTATATTTAAATACGTTGTCATCTCCATTTTGGTCTTCATCTGGTGTAAAGTATTTTATGTATTGATCCATAGCTGTTACTACAGCAGATTTCTCAACACATAAGAAGTTGATATCTTTTCCACCTTCTACTAATTCATAGTAGTCTGATGTTGAAGGGTTTCCTGTCGGAGAAGTTACTTTTGAATATGCTCCAGAACTTTCTGTGTAATATGTCTTTCCCGATACTACAGCTGTATCTGTTGACTTAATATATGTGTCTTTTGCTTTTTGGTATCCATAATTTTCTTTTCCACTATTTAATGTTATTGCTGTATACATTCTTGTTTGTGGAACTT